TTTTTTTTTTCAAGCAGAAGACGGCATACGAGATCTAGTACGGTCTCGTGGGCTCGGAGATGTGTATAAGAGACAGGTTTCATTCCATGATGGAACAAAGCAAGGTGGTAAGTCTATTGGTTATGGTAAAACTGCAAATTTAACAGATGTAGATTTTAGTTCATCAGCAAAAGCAGCTTCTAATATAGCAAAAGAAAAAACTGCTAAAAGTACTATTGCTAGAATGTATGGTGATTATAATAAAGTTCCTGATGAAGATGTAGTAGCAAGATCAAAAAGAATATTAGCAGGTAAAGTAGAAGACAGTAATAAATATATTGATCCTGAAGATGGATCAGAGTGGATACAAGTAGGAATGAATCCTTATCGTGCTAGTTATTTTGTAGACAAGAATACAGGTACTCCACTAAAATCTGCAGAAGAAATGATTCAAGTAGGTCCACTTGTTTTTGCAAAAGGTTCACAAAGATTAAAACCTTCAGATTTTAAAAAAGATAAATCATTAACAACAAGAACAGATACAGATAAAATAGTACCTTTTAAAAAGGGTGGTTCTATAGTAGAACGTAATCCTTACAACTATACACCGAGGATGATATAAATGGCAACTGAACGTAATCCCTTTGATCCTATCCCACAAGTTCAAGTTACTCAAATAGAGATTGAACCAGAAGGAGACACAGAGCAAGAAGCTACTATTGAATATGATAATTCTGATGGTGGTGTAATAGTAGAGTTTAAAAACCCAGAAGAAGAATTATTGTCTGATGAACAGATAGAAGAAACTGATGATGAGTTTTATAGAAACTTAGTAGATGAGGTGGATGACAATGTTCTTCAAGATATTTCTCAAGAAGTTTATGATAACTTTGTAGCAGACAAAGACAGTCGTGGCGACTGGGAAAGTATGTTCGAGCGTGGCTTTGATCTGCTAGGTTTGAAGTTAGAAGAAGCCTCTGAACCTTTTGAGGGAGCATGTACAGCAGTTCATCCTGTTCTTATTGAGTCAGTAGTTAAGTTTCAGTCTAAAGCCACACAAGAATTATTTCCCGCTAGTGGACCTGTTAAGTCTCAGATCATAGGTGATGTTTCTGAAGAAAAGGAGGATCAGGCACAGCGTGTAGAAGAGTTTATGAACTATCAGGTTACTGACCAGATGTCAGAATACTTTGATGAGTTTGAACGTATGCTCTTTCATTTGCCTCTGATAGGTTCTGCCTTCAAGAAAATTTACTTTGATTCAGGTTTAAATCGTCCTGTATCTGAGTTTGTCCCCATAGATCAGTTCTATGTATCCTATTATGCTACAGACTTACGTCGAGCAGATAGGTATACACATGTAATCTATCGTTCTCCAGTAGAGATGCGGAGAGATATTGCTGCAGGTATGTATGCAGACGTAGACTTACCTGAAGCTTCTGCGCCAGAAAGCAGTGTTATGTCTCAAAAGATGGATAACATCATGGGTCTATCTCCATCTGGAAACAATGATCCACAATATGTATTGTTAGAACAGCACTGTTATCTAGACTTAGAAGGCTTTGAAGACGAAGAAGACATCTCTCTTCCCTATATTGTTACCATAGAAGAAAAAAGCAGGGAGATTATAGCTATTCGTAGGAACTATGATAAAGATGATCCACGAAAAGAAAAGAAAATCTTCTTCACACACTATCGTTTTGTCCCTGGCTTTGGTTTTTATGGTCTAGGTCTAATACATTTCCTGGGTAATCTTACTATGACAGCGACTGCAGCTATGCGTAGCCTAGTAGATGCTGGTCAGTTTGCTAATTTACCTGGAGGTTTCAAAGCAAAAGGTATGCGTATTGTGGGGGATAATGATCCTATATCTCCTGGTGAGTTTAAAGAAGTAGAAGCTACTGGTAATGATATCTCTAAGATGATTATCAATCTTCCGTACAAAGAACCTTCACAAACACTTCTACAAATGCTTAACTTTGTAACTGCAACAGCACAGAAGTTTGCAGATAGTACAGAACAAGTTATAGCTGACGGTGTTAACTATGGTCCTGTTGGAACTACAATGGCTTTGTTAGAAGCCAGTAGTAAGTTCTTCAGCGCTATTCATAAGCGTCTACATAAATCTCAGAAGGAAGAATTTAAACTTCTAGGAAGAATTAACTATGAGTATCTTCCTTCAGAGTCTATGTGTGATATTCCTAATGGTACATTAAAAATATATCGTAAGGACTTCGACGGCAGGATTGATATTATTCCTGTGTCTGATCCTAATATACCATCCTCTGCTCATCGCATGATGATGGCACAACTTGCACTACAACTCTCTCAGTCATCGCCCCCAGGCATGTTTGACATTGAAGAGCTAAATAAAACAATTCTTAATGCAGCGAATATTCCTAATCTAGATAAGATTATGCCGAGCAAACCAAAACCTGTTCCGCTTGATCCTGTAAGTGATATTGCTGCAGCAGTTAAAGGAATGCCTATCAGAGCATTTACTGGTCAAAACCATGATGCTCACATTCAAGTTAAAACTATATACCTACAAGACCCTGCTAATGGCGCTAATCCGTTAATGCAACGGATAGCTCCAATTTTAGAAGCAAATATGCAGGAACATCTTATGCTAAAATACCAGGAACAAATTACTGGTATAACAGAAGAGATGATTTCTACATATGGTAATGATGCAGAACAGCAGGGCATTGATCCTAATAATCCTGATCTTATTGAAGCAGTTATGGCTACTGCTGCTCAACAAGTTTTCCAAGCTAATCAAGCTGCCGCTATGCAACAACAGGCAATGTCTCCTGAAGCGCAGCTTGTTCAGATTGAAGGGCAAAAGCTTGGTATTGAACAACAAAAGATTCAAGCGCAAGCAGCTAAAGAAGTACTAAACTCCAATAACAAACAGCGCGAACTTGATCTTAAAGAACTACAAATTCAATTGGATATGTTCAAAGAAGGTGCTAACATCACAGCTAAAGCAGAAGATTCTGAACGTGATAGAGAGGCTAAGAAGGCGCTTGCAGCTATGGAAGCACTGCTTGAATTAGCGGATACTGAAGCAAACATTGACAAAGACAAAACTCTCAAAGCGGCAGACATGTTAAGCAAGTTTATCTCTGATACTAATAAAGGATAGTGATGGAATTTTGGGATGAGTTAAATTCAAAGTATAACGAAAAGATAGAGGAAACAAAAAAATCTCTTGCGTATGGAAATGCTTCTAGTTACGATGAGTATCGACAAGCAGTAGGTCTGATAGAAGGTATTGAGTTTGCACAGGACTTACTAAGGCATGTAGTTAAACAACGAATATACGAGGAAGAAGATTAATGCGCGGCGTACAACTAGAGAAGTCTATTAATAATTCAGATTGGGTAAATCCAGATAATAGTTTAATTGATGTAAATGATTTGCCAGGTATTCCTGGTTACCATGTTTTAGTCCAGCCAGTAATAGTAAAAGAAAAAACTAAAGGTGGTATTATTATTCCTGAAAAGCTACAGGAGGATATCGCATATCTAACAACTGTAGGTAAAGTACTAAAACTAGGTGATCTAGCATATAGGGATGAAGATAAGTTTCCACTAGGGAAATGGTGTGATACAGGTGACTATGTTTGTTATGGAAAGTTTAGTGGACAAAAACTTGTATATAAAGGTCTTAAACTACTTCTTTTGTTTGACGACCAAATAATTATGAAAGTACAAAGTCCAGAATTACTAGACCCAACTTTTAATCTTTCAAATTAAGTTGTATATTTATATCTAATAATATAAAATATAGTCAAGACGTAGGATAGACCTTAGTTCGTTAGGTTCGTCACTAGCGGTATATAAAGGAAAAAGAATGAGTGAGAATCAAGAAGAGTGGTCAACCATTAAGGTTGATGGTGTAGAAAAACAAGAAGCTGTTGAGTTTGAGGTAGAGGGTGGAGAGACTAAAGAAGAACCTGTTCAAGCTGTTGTAGAAGAAAAAGCTGAAAAAGTAGTAGCTGCACAGCCTGAAGAAGCTGAAGACAAAGAACAGCCTGTAAAAGAATTAGAAGGTATTGAGACTAAAGGTGCAGAGAAACGTATCCGCCAGTTAATTCGTCAACGTAAAGAACGTGATGAAAAACTAGAAAAAATGGAAGAGCGTCTTAGCACACTTCAACAACAACTAAATTATAAAGAAGAACAATTATCTACTTCTTTAAAAAGTTCTATAGATAATAGTGAGTCTCAATTAAATAATAATCTAGAAGCTGCTAAGAGTATCTATAAACAAGCTATAGAAAATAGTGACGTAGATGCTCAACTTATAGCACAAGAAAGTATTAGTAAAGCACACGCTGAACTTAGTCAGATAACTAATCAACGTACAGCATTAGAAAATTATACTGCACAGACAGAACAACAACAGGTAAGTCAACCACAACAACAACCTACTAAATATGATCCGAAAGCTGTTGATTGGGCAGCTAAGAATGATTGGTTTGGTAAAGATCAAATAATGACTACCGCTGCTTTGTCTATAGATCAAGAACTAAAAGATGAAGGATACGATCCTTCTGATAATGATTTTTATGAGGAAATCGACAGTAGACTACACGGTCGTTATCCTCAAAGGTTTCAGGACACTTCTACCCAAGAATCTGAAACACCTCGTTTGCAGGATACGTCATCAAATTCTGCTCAAGTAGTAGCTGGTGCATCACGCACACCTAAAACCTCTAAGGGTAATAAAGTTAAACTAACACAAGAAGATGTTCGTTTAGCTAATAAGTGGGGGATATCACTTGAACAATATGCTGCTGAGAAGCTTAAAGTTGAAAAAGCTGAAGGCGACTACACAAGCATTTTTAACTAGGCGTGGAAGGAAAAATTACAATGGCACGAGATACAAACTCACGTAGTACAAGCACAAGGGAAGCTAAACCTCGTAGGACTTTTGAAGAACCTAACTGGTTAGATATTCCACCAACTGCTACAGAACGATTCAAGAACGAAGGCATGTCTTTGCGCTGGATTCGTATGACTATTAAAGGTAATGACGATATTCAAAATATGAGTAAGCGTCAGGCAGAAGGTTGGGAAATAGTTCAATCCGAGGAAGTTCCCGAAATGTTACACTCCTCTGTCGTGAGAGAGGAAGGACGATATTCAGGAGCAGTCTGTCGTGGAGACTTGGCTTTGGCAAAAATGCCATCTGACCTAGCTGAATCCCGTCAAGAATTTTATGAGCAAAAAAGTAGGGAAGCGGTAGGCGCTGTGAACGCACAATTAATGCGTAACTCAGATTCACGTATGCCAATTTCAAATACTAGTCGCTCAAGGGTAACTACAGGAAAGCAACCCTCTTTTCAAGAGTAACTTTTCTGTTTGTCATCGTAACTTTAAAACAAGGAAAGGAATAGTGTAATGACTGATACAAAAGCACTAAACGGCCTTAGTCCTTCTCGCAAACGTGGAGGTGGCTCAAACAGCACCGCTACGAATACGTATCCCATTGCAAGTGGTTTCGGAACCAATATTTTCAGTGGTGATATTGTTTGTAATGCAGCAGGAAATGTGGTCGTTTTAAGCGTGTCAACCCAAAAAGCCATTGGCGTTTTTCAGGGTTGTCAATATACCGCTAATGGTGAGGTGAAATATTCTAACTATTGGCCCAGTGGAACATCGGCTACTGATGCAGTGGCATTTGTCGTTGATGACCCACAAGCTACCTTTGTAGTTCAAGCTGATGCTTCTGTCACCGCTGGTGATATTATGTCACAGAACTTTAGTTGTACATTAGGTGCAGGTTCTACAGCAACTGGTCGTTCAGGATTCGGAATTGCAGCCGCTTCTCGTACTCTTACTACAGGCGGTATGCTTCGTGCTATCTCTGTATTAGATGAGCCAGGAAATGATATTACTGTTGGTGCAGATCGTGCTTTTCCAAAACTGGAAGTTCGTATCGTTCGTCACGTAGATGCTTACATCTCCGCTGACCCATCGGCTAACTAAGAAAGGGAGTAATGAAAAATGGCTATTAATCGCTCTAGTATTGCGAAAGAACTGCTCCCTGGTTTAAATGCTGTATTTGGTATTGAATACAATGATGTGGACAATGAACATGCTTCACTCTTTGATATTGAACAATCAGATCGTGCGTTTGAGGAAGAAGTTCTATTCACCGGCTTTGGCACAGCACCTGTTAAAAGTGAAGGTGCTGCTGTTCAGTTTGATGATGCACAAGAAGGCTATGCCTCTCGTTACAGTCACGAGACTATAGCTCTTGCTTTTGCGGTAACTGAAGAAGCTATGGAAGATAATCTCTATGACACTTTTGCTAAACTACGTGCGCGTGGTCTTGCCCGTGCAATGGCTAACACTAAGCAAGTTAAAGCTGCTGATGTTTTCAACAACGGCTTTGCGGCAGGAAGTCCTGGTGGGGACGGACAGCCTTTCTTCAGTGCTAGTCATCCAGTAGTTGGTGGTGGTGTTCAATCCAACACTCTTGGTGCTACTGATCTTTCAGAAGCGTCTCTTGAGTCTGCGTTGATCACTATCTCGAAAGCAACAGATGATCGTGGTATTCTTATTGGTTTACAGGTTGAGTCGCTTCATGTGCCTTCGGACCTTGCCTTTACGGCAGACCAAATTTTGAATAGCACGATGTCAACGACAATTGGGGTTAACCCAACGACTGCTGCAAACGGTGCAACGAATGTCAATGACATTAACAGCATCCGTAATCAGGGTCTAGTTCCTGGTGGCTTTTATGTAAACCGTAGGTTCCAAGATGGAAATGCTTGGTATCTGCGTACTGATTGCCCGAATGGAGCTAAAATGTTTGTCCGTTCGCCTCTTCAAACTAAGATGGAACCTGATTTCGATACAGGTAATCTTAGGTTTAAAGCGCGTGAGCGTTACAGCTTTGGCTTTTCTGATTGGCGTAGCTATTATGGTGCTTCTGGTTCGTCCTAAGAGCAGCATAAATTAGGCTAATATAGACTAAGTTAAGTAAGGGTGGAGAGAAAGACATAAACTTCTTTTTCTTCACCCTTTGCTTTTGTAATTACTGGTCTTGTTATATAATATCTGTCTCTTATACACATCTGACGCTGCCGACGAGCGATCTAGTG